GATGCAGAAGTTGAATTAACTTCAATTCTCTCAGAACAGATTGGTCTTGAAATCGATCAAGAAATGCTTGGTGAACTCGTTAAGGGCGCAACTGCTGCAACCCTATACTGGTCACGCCGTCCAGGTAAGTTTGTAAACCGTACAAATGGTTCACCACTATTGAATGGATTTACAGATGTAAATGGCGCTGACTTCACTGGTAATGTTAGCATGTGGTACGAAACACTCGTTGAAACAATCAACGATGTAAGTGCTGCAATTCACCGCAAGACTCTTCGTGGTGGTGCAAACTTCGTTGTTTGCGGACCAGAAGTTGCTAATATCCTTGAATTCACCACTGGATTCCGTGCAAATGTTGTCCATGATGATGCCAAGGGTACAATCGGTGCTGTTAAGGCCGGTTCACTCAGCAAGAAATGGGATGTATTCGTTGATCCATACTTCCCACGCAACCTTGTTCTCGTAGGTCGTAAGGGCAGTAGCTTCCTCGAAAGTGGATTCGTATATGCTCCATATGTCCCACTACAAGTTACACCAACCATCTTTGGTACTGAAGATTTCGTACCACGCAAGGGTGTTATGACCCGTTACGCCAAGAAGATGGTTCGTCCAGATATGTATGGCCTAGTTGTCGTACAAGATCTACTTGGTTGATAATAGGTTAAAACCTTGAAGGAGACCCGCTAGAAATAGCGGGTTTTCTTTTTTAAAAAATTACTAACTATTTATAGTATATTTTATCGGGAGATAAATTAAATGAATATTGTTTCAACTGAAAATGCTGTTTCTATCAGTATAAAAAATGAAAAAGAAATTGATAAAATTATTCCAAAAGCTTGGGCTTCTATTGATGCCGAAGGTGGAGAAATATCTTATATAACAGTTGGACAAATAGATTACAAAGTTCATAAATTTACAACAACTGGAACTTCAAGCTTCGTTGTTCATAGTGCCGGCACAGATGGACTTGTTGAATATCTGATTGTTGGTGGTGGAGGTTCTGGTGGCGAAGGCAACACTTATAGTGGCGGCGGCGGAGGAGGAGGAGTTTTAACCGGTTCGTCTGTCGTTTCTATATCAAGTTATTCTGTTATTGTTGGAGACGGTCAAAAACTTGTCAGATCGTCAAATGGTGAAAATAGCAGCTTTAATGGATTAGTTGCTTTTGGTGGCGGCGGTGGCAGAGGTTATATAGGAACAGCACCAGCTACAAATGGTGGTAGTGGCGGTGGTGGCGCGGGAAATTATTTCTCAGCCGGTTCTGGTACTGTTGGTCAAGGATATAATGGTAGTATGGGAGAAGGAAATTCAGGTGGCGGCGGTGGAGGAGCAGGTGGAATTCCTCCTCCACCAACCGGAGATAGTAGCGGTACAGATGGTGGTATTGGAAGATTGTCTAGTATTGATGGTACTGCTAAATATTATGGCGGCGGCGGTGGCGGTGCTAGCCAAAGAGGTTCAGATACGCAAACAGTAACATTCACCTCTGGTGGTCTTGGCGGCGGTGGAAATGGCGCTTGTTATAGATGGTGGATTCAAGGCGCCGGTCAATTACATCCAGTTGGAAATGGAGTCAATAATACCGGCGGCGGCGGCGGTGGTGGTGGTACTGAATTAACTGCCGATGTTACAAGATTTGGCAAAGGCGGTTCTGGTATTGTAATAATAAGATACCCACTTCAAAATCCAAATCCATAATGGAGATAAATAAAGATGTTTTTTTATAGTGAACAAGTTAGTCTAATATTAAGTTCTAGTGTATCAAGTATTAATTTTGGAGAAGTGGCTACAAATGCTACCGGTTCTTCAACATTTACTTTATATGCTATTGATGGAAAACAAACAGAAGTAGTTACTGTTACTGATAATTCAGCACACTTTACTTTTTCTCCATCAAGTTTTAATTTGAGCAACGGAGGAAATCAGCTGATTACTGTTAATTTTGCTCCTTCAATAACTGGCTCAATACAAGGTGTATTGACCATGACTGCTGCTGGTGGAAGCGTTGCCACAGTTAATTTAAGTGGTTCTGGATTTGCTGCTTGGAGTCCAGTTAGTGCTTCTGGTGGAACAACAAGTACAATAACAGTTTAATATTTAAAATAATTTTATAAACCCGCCTGAAATATGGCGGGTTTTCTTTTATATCAATTTTAATACTATTTATACAGTAGCCATATATGGAGGCACTATATAAATGTCTGTTCCAGTTTTAACACCAAAAAGTCAAACCAGTGCTATTGTATTGCCAGCAACTGGAACATTTTCAAATGTTGTTTCTAATTTGCCGCTTGGTATTTATGCGTCAAATACGGATTTTATAAGTGGCGCAGTAGATCAGGTCGCATATACATACAAAATGATTGGTGGTGATGTTCTTGATATAGAAGTCACAGAAGGTCAAATATATGCTGCTTATGAAGATGCCGTATTGACTTATTCTTATTTTGTAAATCTTCATCAAGCAAAAAATTCAATTGGGAGTATGCTTGGTGCTCCAACAGGTACATTTAATAGTGATGGTGAAATAAAAAGTGGAAGCGCACTTTATAATCTTGTTAGTTCATCTGGACCACTAAATCTAACATATCCAATGTATGATATTACTGCTATTCGTGATATAGCAGATGCATTTTCACACGAAGCAGGTGTAGGTGGAAAATTAGATATATATTCTGCATCATTTGAAGCTCTTCCAAATGAACAAGATTATGATTTACAAAATATAGTAAGCAGTTCAGCTTCTAATCCAAATTCTTATTTATATGGAAAAGTAAATCCAGGTTCAAGAATAACTGTTAGAAAAGTATTTTATAAATCTGCTCGTGCAATGTGGAGATTTTATGGCTACTATGGTGGTTTAAATGCCGTAGGAAACCTTTCAACATACGGTCAGTATGCTGATGACAGTACATTCGAAGTTATTCCGGCATGGCACAATAAATTACAGGCGATGGCTTATGAAGACAATATTTATACTCGTATCTCTCATTATTCTTATGAGATTAAAAATAACAAATTAAGACTTTTTCCAATTCCAGACTCAACAGATATAAGAACTTTTTGGTTTGAATTTAGTGTTGGCTCGGGTGCTGGTGCAAATGTCGGTATAGGATTATTATCTGGCTCCTCATATACAGAATTAGCCGGAAAAGATTCAAGAATTGGTGGAGTAAATAATATTAATTCTCTTCCATTCTCAAATATTCCTTTCCAAAACATTAACGCTATTGGTAAACATTGGATTCGTCGTTATGCTCTTGCTGTCGCAAAAGGCATGCTTGCTGAAGTTCGTTCTAAATTTCAAACAATTCCAATTCCAGGCGAAAGTGTTACGCTAAATGGTGCAGACTTAAGAGCACAGAGTAAAGAAGAAAAAGATGCATTAAAAGATGAGCTTGTCAAAATACTTGAAGAAACTGATTATAATACTCTTGCTGAAAAACGCTCTGCTCTTTCTGATAATGCTAACAAAACACTATCAGCAATTCCAAATATTATATTTGTAGGGTGATTAAATGGGAAAAAAAAGAGTAGACCAAAAAAAGTGGACTCAACCAGAACAACCACCTCCTCCAATGTTTTTGGGGAAGAAAGAGCGAGATCTAACAAAACAAGTTAATGACGAATTAATTGAAAGAGTTATAGGTCAATCAATTATATATTTTCCATTAAATGTAAAAAATAGCGACTTTCATCCTCTTTATGGCGAATCAATAAATAAAACTTTTTTAAAACCAATAATAATAAAAGCACTGGTAAAGATTGATGAAGATCAAACCTCTACAGAGGTTTATGGATTAGATAAGAGTTCAAAAATAACAGTAAATTTTCACAAAAGAAGATTAACAGAAGATCAAGATTTATATGTTCGTGAAGGTGATGTTGTTTTTTATGGTTTAAATTTTTACGAAATTGTAAAATTATCAGAACCAAGAAAATTATTTGGCCAAGTTCAGCATAAAATGGAAATACAAACAACTTGTAATCGCGTAAGGCAAGGTTTTTTTAATGAACCAATAGAATTATTGCAAATAAGAGAACAAATAAGAATAAATGAAACACAAGATCAAGCTGGATTACAACAAATTCTAGAATCAACACCCATTGAAGCCGCATGTGGTGGAAAGATACAAATTATTTCAGGCAAAAGAACAAACTCAAAAAGATCTCAATTTTTAGATTATGTAAATCATCCTCAAAATTATAAAGGTTGTATTATTTATTTAACAGAAATAGATGAAGATGAAATATATGGAAATTTCGATCAATCTGATAAATTCTTTTTTAATGAAGGTGGAGTTTGGATTGAAAGTCCACTGTTTACACTACCATGATGGAAATAAAAAATGACCGATAAAACAGAATATGAAAAAAGAGGTCTTGAAACAAATCAAGTTTCAATAGAACCATCAACAATAGAAACAATCGATCTAGCTGTTTACGAATGGCTTGATAAAACAATGAATATTCATACCAATACAAATCGAGGATGGAAAAAAGTACCTATAATTTGGGTAGCCGGCGAACGAGCACATCAAATTAAAAATGATAGAACTCTAAGAGACGCTAACGGTGTTTTTATATTGCCAGCAATTACCTTACAAAGAGACAATATAACAAAAAGCTTAACTAAAAAAGGAACTTTTTATGCTAATGTGCCACCAGATGATTTTCGCGGTGGAGTTGTAACTGTTACAAAATTAGTATCACAAGAAAAATCTGGAAATTATGCTAAAAATAACAACTATAGAAAAACAGTTCAATATAATGTAAAAGAAAAAAACAACAAAGTGGTTTATGAGGTTACTAAAATTCCATTACCAACTTATATTGATGTAAAATATACAATAACTGTTAACACAGAATATCAACAACAAATAAATGAAATTATTCAACCCTTTATGACATATACTGCTGGTATTAATCATTTCATGATCAGTAAAGAAGAGCATAGATATGAAGCATTTTTTGAAAAAGATTCATCATTTAAAAATGGTGGAAATATGACAAAATTAGAACAAGAAAATCGTCTATTTACAACTGATTTATCTATAAATGTTCTTGGTTATTTACTTGGCGCCGGCGCAAATTCAGAAAAACCAAAGATAGTAACTTCAGAAACAATTGTAGAGGTGAAAATACCAAGAGAAAAAGAGATATTTGGCGAATCAACAGAAGCAGATAAGAAAAAATATTAAAACATTATATTGTTTCTTTTGAAAATAAATCTTACTATTTACCTAAGAAATACATGCTGTATAGGAGTATTTTATAATGAGTGGTGCAAATAAGTATCGTTTCGTTTCCCCCGGAATTCAAATCAAAGAAATTGATCGTTCACAGGTCAATAATCAAAATGACGCTGTCGGTCCAGTTATAATTGGCCGTGCTCGTCGTGGTCCAGGCATGGTTCCCGTGAAAGTTCGTTCTTATGAAGAATTCGTTCAAATATTCGGTGAACCAGTTCGTGGCTCAACAGATGGTGATATTTGGCGTGAAGGAAACTTAACTGCTCCTGCATATGCATCGTGGGCTGCCAAAGCTTATTTGGCTAATTCAAGTCCACTAACATTCGTTCGCTTAATGGGTTCTGAACATCCAGAAGCAACATCACAAGGTTATGCTGGTTGGAAAACTGATAAAACTATTTCTGGCTCAGTTGGTGAAAATAGTGGCGGTGCCTATGGTTTGTTCGTTGTTCCATCAAGCTCAAATCCACAAGTTACAGGTGCTTTAGCAGCAATATTTTATGTTAATAGTAATGCAGGATTAGCCCTTGTTGGTCAAAATCCAACCGGCTCAATGGTTACTGCGTCTGCAACTTTTGTTAAATCGATTGGTAATAATTTTGAATTTAGAATGAAAGTTCTTGGCACAGATAATGTAAATGATGCTAATCCTCTATTAGATACATCATTTAATTTTGATAAAACATCAGATAAATATATTCGCAAAGTATTTAATACCAATCCAACTTTAGTCAACACAAGTATTACTTCAGTCGATAATGTTGAAAAATATTGGTTAGGCGAAACATTTACAGATTTCTTAAATGATAATGTTACAGGAAGTGCGATGGGTGGTGCTTATGCATTTATAGCCGGCCTAAAGAGTACAACTGCTGATCTTTCAGATTTCCAATTAGAAGCACAAGCTGCAAAAACTGGCTGGGTATTTTCACAAGATCTCAGCACTGTAACCGGTTCATTTAATCCACAAAACATGTCTAAGCTATTTAGATTTGTTGCTCTTGGTGGTGAAGGTTCTGGCGATTGGACGCAGCGTTCATTAAAGGTCGCCGTAAAAGATATTAAATATTCACCAACTCCATTTGAAAAATTTGGTTCATTTACTGTAGAGATTCGTAAAACAGATGACAACGATGCTCAACCAGCAGTACTTGAAGTATTTACAAACTGCAATTTAAATCCAAACTCAGAAAATTATGTTGCCAAGAGAATTGGTGATAAATATCTAGAATGGACAGATGATACTTTAACCGGTGAAAAGAGACATAGAGTATTCGGAAATTATGACAATGTTTCGAAACTTGTTCGTGTTGAAATGAATTCACTAGTCGAAGAAGGCGGTGTAGACCCAGAATCATTACCATTCGGTTTCTTGGGTCCAGTAAAATATAAATCAGTATCTTTTAGCGGTTCAAATCCATTAGTTGGAACAGATCTACTTAAAGCAGTAGGAAGAATTCCACTTGCTCCAGCTGGAACAAACGATACCGTTGATGTAACTGGCATAACTGCAATAACTGCTTCAATAATCTTCCCAGAATTGAAGATGAGAGTTTCAAGCTCACAAGCAGGTGTATTAAATGATCGTGATACATATTTCGGTGTTGTTAGTAATGTTGAAACTCGCGCTCAATTTAATGAAGAATATGTGGATCTTGTAAGAGTTAAGCCATTTAACTTAAATACATTCATTCCAACCGGTTCATTAACTGAATACTCAACAATCTTTACATTAGATGATGTTAGAGAAGTATCGGGTAGTGCTGGCAAATTCTTCTGGCAGAAAGATAGTCGTCTTGCCGGCGCTTCAATAAGTGCTGTTAGTGCATCATACAAATCAGTACTAGACAAGGGTGTAGATAAGTTCGTTATGCCAGTATTTGGCGGTTTTGACGGTCTGAACATCAAAGAAAAAGAACCATTTGCAAATCGCGTTCTGGCTTTAGGTTCAGCAGAACCAAGAACAAATTATGCTCAATACAGCGTACAAAAAGCAATCGATATGGTTTCAGATCCAGAAGTTGTTGAAATGAATCTTGTAACAATTCCTGGTGTAACAAATACAACTGTTACCAACAAACTATTAGATACTGCTAAAACAAGAAATGATGTTCTTGCAATAATCGATGTTGAAGGTGGCTATAAACCATCAACAGAAGAAGCTACAGCAGAACGCTCAAGAATGGGTAATGTAAATACTGCTGTTGCAATGATTAAATCAAGAGCATTAAACAATAGTTTTGGTTGTGCTTATTATCCATGGGTTTCAATTGACGCTGGTAGTGGTATTCCACTATGGGTTCCACCAAGTGTTGTCGCTCTTGGAACAATGGCAAGCAGTCAAGAAGCAACTGCTGTATGGTTTGCTCCAGCTGGATTTAATCGCGGCGGTCTAAGTAATGGTTCATCAGGATTAACAGTTCTTGATGTTCGTGAAAGACTATCACTAAAACAGCGTGATGCACTATATGAAGTTAACATAAATCCGATTGCTTCATTCCCAAGTGAAGGTATTGTAATCTTCGGCCAGAAGACATTACAAGCAACTGCAAGCGCCCTTGATCGCATCAATGTTCGTCGTCTTGCAATCTATCTCAAAGATAGAATTGCCAAGATTTCAAGAGGAATCCTATTTGATCCAAACTTACAAGTTACATGGGATCGTTTCCTTGCGCAAGTCAATCCACTAATGGCTGATACAAAGGCCCGCTTTGGTCTAAGTGATTACAAAGTTGTTCTTGATAGTACAACAACCACACCAGATCTCGTAGATCGCAATATAATGTATGCTAAAGTTTATATCAAGCCAGCTCGTGCTATTGAATTTATCGCAATAGACTTTATTATAACAAATACTGGTGCAAGTTTTGACGAGTGATATATTTAATAATATAACTTATAAAGAGGAATTTTAAAATGAGTTTAATTTGGACACAAGCAGCTTTAGAGCCAAAACGCAAATTTAAATATTTGATTAATATTGGAGATCCGCAAGGTTTATTGGGAGATTTTACATTTCTTGCACAAACTTGTGACCGTCCTGGAGTTAAAGTAGGAGCGAGTGAACATAAATATTTTGATAAAACTTATTACCATCCTGGTCGCGTAACTTGGGAACCAAATCCAATTAGTATTAAACTCGTTGATATTCAAAAAAATGGAGTCAAATCTTTTACAGACACAAATGAATCTTTATTGGCTGCTTTTGCTGCTTCGGGATTAAGTGGAATTATTCAGCCAGATGGAGCAGTCAGAACCATAGGAAAAGAAAGTGCAGTAAATGCTCTTGGTTCAGTTTATATTAGAGTTTTAAATGCTTCGCTAAATCCAGATGGATTAGTAAGAAACGACGAACAAAACAATGCTATTGTTTCCAATGGTGTTGCTGAACAATGGGAACTTAAAAATGCTTGGCTTGAATCTTTTAAGCCAGACGCATTAGATTATGGCGCAGAAGATATCTTAACAGTAACAATACAAATAAGATATGATTGGGCTGAATTTAAATCAGGCGAATCTGTACGCACAAGCCAAGATCCAATTAATAAATTTAGTTGATAGAGGTGATAAATGAATGATAGAGACAATGAACGCAGATTGCAATTAGCATCTGAAGATCCAGTCTCTACAAATGTAGTTGCAAGCGGCGGGCTAAAGTCAAAACTAGACTTGGCATTTGCCGCTCCAACTCTTTTTGTAGAGCTTCCATCAAAAGGTAAATTCTATAAACCGGGAAGTCCTTTACATGGAAAAGAAACTTTAGAAATAAAGTTTATGACTGCAAAAGAAGAAGATATTCTTACATCGAAAGCTCTTATCAAGAAAGGTGTTGTTCTTGATAGGCTATTAGAAAGTGTGCTTGTTGATAAATCAGTAAGTGTAAATGAATTATTAGTTGGAGATAGAAATGCTCTACTTATCGATTCAAGAATATCGGGCTTTGGAAGCAAATATACTACAAGTGTAAGTTGTCCTGCTTGTAATACGGTTGCTAAACATTCTTTCTTGCTTGATGAAAATAAAAAATTAACTGATGGTAGTGTACCAGAACATCTTTGCGATAAAGTTAAACATATTGAAGGTAAATTATTTTCTATTACTCTTCCGCAAACAGGTGTTAGTGTAAATATTCGTTTAATGGATGGTAATGACGAAAAAGCTATCGTACAAATAACAGAGGCAAATAAAAATTCTGCTATCGATAGCAGCAACACACAACAATTAAAACTGTTGATCGATTCTGCAGAGGGTGAAAAAGATAAAAAACTCATATCTCAATTTATTGATGTTATGCCTGTGCGAGATTCAAGATTCCTCAAAGAAGCCTATAAAGCCATCACACCAAATGTTGATTTAACTCAACGATTTGAATGCAAAGCCTGTGAATACAGTGCAGACATGGAGGTTCCATTTAATTTGGAATTTTTTTGGTTTAAGTGATGAATATATAGAAAGTGTTTATGAGATGTTTTTCGCTCTCAAGTATCATGGAGGGTGGAGTTTCACAGAAGCTTACAACTTACCAATACCAATTCGGGACTGGTTCGTCAAGCGTCTTGTGAAACAGAAAAAAGAAGAAGCAGAGCAAATAGAAAAGGCTTCTCGCGGTAGATAAAGAAAATATTATACCTTGCTACTAAGTAATAATGTAG